GATTTATTTATTGCGTAGACTGCATCTGGAAGGTCTAAGTCTGCCAGTATTAGTACGGTAACCTCAGGAACCTTTAGCATTTCTAACTGCTCTATTGAATAATATATACAAGTCTAACAGATTCTGATCTAAATTTCTAGCCTTGATAAACAAATCATCATGTTCTGCAAGCATAGTCTTATTGACATCAGCATAATCATCCACCCATAGTATAGGATAATCTTTATAGCACTCCTGTAAGTATGGATTCTTCTTCATGATAGGTACTCTCTTCAGAGATAAGACTTCCCAGTTTCTATGACAATCAACTGCGTTACCTTCAGGACAGATCATAAACTTATGCAGTCTAATCTGTCTACAATACTCAGGGTAATTTACTCTTGGACTTATGGTAGCAAAAGATTTGTTTGCAAACATCTCTCTTATATTACCACGTTCACTTAGGTTAGTATGTTCTGCATGATTGATGTACAATAACTTAGTAGGTTTAGGATCCTCAACCATAAAAGATCTCAGAACCTCCTGCCTATTATCAGATTCATATAGTTTTCTTTGTAGACCATAAGGAAATGGATGTAACTTACCACCAAAACCAATAGCATTTGCTGCATATATTCCTAAAACATTAGGTGGTATATGACTATGAATATCATCAGTGATAGGTGTGTCCTCATTACTACAGAAGATAATAAACTTAGTCTGTTTGAACAATGATATCTCAGCAAGTAAATGAAGTAAGTCATCTCTCTCCATCATATGATCTACTCTCATCTGATCATGATATGTACCACACTCTATAGGTCTCTTATACAATCTAATATTATCTACAAACAGAGTCATAAACCCATGATCATTTACTGACTTCAGGAAATGTATGTTGCCCTCATTCACATCTTCCATGAAGGCATCACTTACACCACCTAGACATCCTGCTTGGTCTCCAAAATCATAGTCACATAGACTTTGTATTGCTGGTCCATTAAGTAGGTTCATAGTTTATATTCAATGAGAATCTAACATTTTTTGTAGGAGATGAACTAGAATGCTTCCACTTACCATCAAAGACAATCATCTTACCTCTCTCTACTGGTTCTTTATGGATAACATTCAGGTCATCATCGAAGAAGAACGTATCACCATCAGAATCATTGGGATAATATAACCCTACAATATGAGGATTCTTATTATCTACATGAGGATTATGAGGAATGCCTGTACGATGTGGTTTAGGATACTGGAGTGTATTATGAGCACGGATCATCTTATTATTAGGTAACCCTATGTACTGACCAATCTCATTCCATGGCATCTTAGTAAAGCATGGACCTATTTTACCATGCTCCAAAAAGGTATGAGAAAAATAAGGATTCATCTCCTTCCTTAGAGGATGATCCTGATTACCATAGGCACAATCTTTAAAGAAATACCATGGCAATTCATAAGTCAATTCTTCTATGTAATCTACTATCCCCTCAGGGAAGTCATGTCTAGTAACTGAGAATGAATTGTCTTTGCTCATCAGAATTTGTCCACTGTCCTGGTTTCAAATAGTCTTTCAATTCCATAACATGTACCTTGACATCAGTACCTACAAGCATATGATAATTCAAATGCTCTGATATGGATACGTCAGAACAATAGAAGTTCTCTATATTCTGACTGCATAATGCAGCAGCAACAGCAAAAGTTCCTACACCAGAACTAGCTAAATTTTTTGCTGCTAACATTGTAGCAAAATCTTCCTGAACTGTCAAAGACTGAACAGTGACCTTACTATGTTTCTTAAGTTCTTGAACCACTGGATTATACTCGTCATCTTCCGTGACCACCAAAGCGGTAGAGAAGGAGTCAATGAGTTGCATATAAAAACTAAGAGGATTAGGGACATACTGATCAGGGTTAGCCACCCCTTTGTCAAATACATCTCCACTCCTAATATGAATAACGATGCAGTCAGAAGGTACATCGACTGTCGGTACTCGTAGATGAGGGAAAACAAATTCCTTACAAACTTGGGATATAGAACGTGTAACAAACCCCGAAGAAAGGGTGACCTCACGGTATGGTCCTTCCCAGTAGAAGAATTTGGATACCTCTTCTTCACTGCTAGATCCAAACGTTTCTTCGTATTTTTCGATAATGTCATGATCAAGTTCCTGTTTGAATGTGCTACCACATTGCTGTGCTACCATAGTACCCACAGCACATTGCTGAATGTTATTTCCTAACCTGCCATACCAATGAGACAGTCTCATTTATGACAGTTACCGTAAGCAAGATACTTCTTACCAGTAATGTCTGCATCAATCATATCATCCTTATACATCTCCTTAGCAATCTGAGTCATGATCCAATTATAAGTTTTTCTCATCCCTTCTTCAAGTGTTTGTTTGTAATCCCAACCAAGTTTCTCACGAATGAGATCGTTGTTTGAGTTACGTCCACGTACACCTAAAGGACCATCTATATGTTTCTTTACTATAGTTTTATCAGCAACCTTAGCAGCAGTGTCAACTAACTGATCTATAGTTACCATTTCTTCTGATCCGATGTTAATAGGTCCAATAAAGTCGGAGTCAACAAGCCTTCTCGTAGCTTCAATACACTCATCGATGTATAAGAAGGAACGGGTCTGTTTCCCATCTCCCCAGATCTCAACTTCACCTCCATCTCTATCTGCGTAAGCGACTTTCCTTGCAATTGCTGCAGGAGCTTTTTCTCTTCCTCCGTACCAAGTTCCTTCTGGTCCGAAGATGTTGTGGTAGCGAGCAATCCTAACAGGGATACCATGGTTACGATTATAAGAGAGATATAACCTCTCACTAAAAAGTTTTTCCCATCCATACTCGGAATCAGGTGCAGCAGGGTAAGCGGATTCTTCACGACAATCGGGGTTGTTAGGGTCTAGTTGGTTGTGTTCTGGATACATACATGCTGATCCAGAATAGAATATCTTAGTCTGTAATGGTAAGTGTGGTCTATTACACTCAGTCCACTCTTTAGTTATACCATCAAAAGTTTCATTCAACTTACGTTGTTCTTCTAAAACATTCAGATTAATCTGAACGGAGTTATGCATGATGTAAGCATCATGTTCACCTGTAAATATATAACCAGCACCACCCATGTCAGCAGCAAACTGATAAATCTCATGGAATGGTAAAATACATCTGTAAGGAACTTCATTAAAGAAGTTACCTTGCTCACCTTTATATTCTAAACACTTACGAACAAATCTCTGGTCACGTAAGTCACCAGTAATAAACTCATCAGCTTTCGTAAGTGAGAAATCAGGATACTTAAGATCAACACCACGTACCCAATACCCCTCTGACTTCAGACGAGTAACCATTGCATGACCGATGAAACCACCTGCTCCTAATACTAGTGCTGTCTTCATAGTTTTTCCTTTAGATAAAATGCATCACCCCAGTTACCACCCATCCAATTAGTCTCTACCCTTTTGAACCCACGAGGTTCTAAGAACTCATCAAGATCTTGAATCAAAGCAGTGCCTTTGTAGATTTCCTCATTACTAATCTCAGTGAATATGTAGTCAACATGTTCTAAGGTGTTTACCGCACCCTTTAGAATCTCTAACTCATACCCCTGAGTGTCCATGGATAGACAGTTGTAGTCTTTCAGTTCGAGATCTTCATAATCATCTAACCTATAGACTTCTACTTCCTCTTCATGTTTGAACTTTAGATCGGGATGATCTCTAAAGAATACATCTGAGGGTTCTAATAAAGAACTAGTCATGTCAAAAGATGAACAAGTGTACATCTTCATAGTGGTTCTTTCATTCCCCAAGGCATGAGGATGAATAGTAATGTTTGCCCTATCAGCATAGGGTTGTTGCCACTTCAACAATTCTTCTTGACATCTTTGCTGAGGTTCAAACCAAGCAATGTTCTTGATACCTTGAGCAACGTAGTCAACAATCTCATCACCATGCCAAGCACCAGCATGAATGATACCAGTGACCTTCATATTATACTTACTAAAGTAAGCAACAGCACCACCTAGACAACTCATTCTGGATTATACTCCTTAATAATGTCATCTATGTAGTCTAGCATAGGCATAGTAATAACAGGAGAACATCCTAGAAAAAATACGTTGTCGAGTACTGCTGAAGCGTTTGGAAAATTCTTAGGATCATCGAGACCTCTATAAGCAGGATGCATAAGAATATTACCAGCAAAATAATTCCTTGTTTGTACTCCATGTTTCTCTAAGTATTTTACGAGGTGGTGTTTACCGCCCTCATAGATAATGGGAACGCCAAACCATGATGTCTCTGCATGAGATTTTTCTTCGACAACCCTACAACCAGCAATCTGATTGAAGACTTGAGTCAAAGCTGCTTTGTTCATACGACGGACACAATGTATCTCTGTCTGCTTCTCCAATTGTATCAGACCAATAGACCCTTGCAAATCGGCAGGCTTGAGGTTGTATCCTTGGACTCCAAAGACATACTTATGATCGACATCTTGATCGTACCCTTCCAACCAACGATCAAATCTCTTTCCACAGACACCGTTGGGCAACTTGTTTTGGGCTCCTACACAGTAGCAACCACGACCCCACCAGGCATAAGATCTAGCGATCTGAACCACCTCTTCGATGTTAGAGGACACCATTCCTCCTTCGATAGTACAGATATGATGCGCTGGATAAAAAGAACAAGAAGATGCGACGGCATGTTTAGTAAGAAACTCATCTCTCCATTTACTACCGAGACTATCACAGTTGTCAGCGATGTACTTCAACCCATGCCTATCAATAATGTCGAGGAACTTATCAAAGTCGTAGGGATTTCCAAGGACAGGTGAACTAAAAGCAGCAACAGTCCTATCAGTAATCTTAGACTCTAACTCATCAAGATTCCAATTAAGATCGTCCATGTCTATGTCTACAAAGACAGGTTTCAATCCATTCTGAATGATAGGATTGATAGTAGTAGGAAAACCACATGCACATACTAATATCTCATCACCATCCTTCCAGTCAAAGTACTTCTTTAGTGCAGCAATCATCACTAGGTTAGCAGATGATCCACTGTTCACCATGACAGAGTACTTGTGGTCAAAGAAGTTAGAGAATCTACGTTCAAACATGTTGACGTTCTCACCTGCAGGTAACCACTTGCCTTGTAGTAATGTACAAATAGCAGCAGTTACCTCTTGACTATCCCAATAAGGACCAGAGTATAGTATCTGATCACCTGGTTTCCAATCTTGATTGGGTATGTATGGGAACAAATTATATCCATTCTTTTCAAGATTGAATATGAAATGTTCTATTTGTTCACTCAGGCTATACATAAATCCTTGACAATAAATTCATTAGTAATGTGTTGTGTAAACCCAAGTAATGTAAGTTTACTTGTATCCATCCAGAAGTTTTGTGTCTGAACATTCTTATGGAACTGTGGTGGTTCCATGTTTAGTAGTTCACCTCTTGATCTAGTGAACGTTTTTGCTAGTGACATAATCTCACTAACACTGGTAGGTTGTCCTGACCCAATGTTATATATTGAGTTGTACTCACCAGCATCCATGACAAGTTTGATAGCACGACAGACATCATCTACATGCATTATATCACGGCAATGTGATCCGTTGTCATACAGTTTTACATCTCTGTCTGCTTTCAATTCATTGATCATCCACTGGATAGCATTCTTCTTACGACTTGCTTTCCTATCACCAGGTCCCATGACATTACATAGTCTTAGGATCCTATACTTCATGCCAGTGGTTTGAGCAAAAGATTTGATAAGATTCTCAGCACAAAGTTTTGTGATCGAATAGAATCCTTGTGGATCACAGTGAGCGTCTTCCCTTGCTGGCAAGATCCCTTGTCCGTAGACAAACCAAGAGGAAAGGAAGTTGAAGGTAATGTCTTCTGACCTACAGTGGTCAAGTACCTCACAAAGGACATGTAAATTAGTGTCAACATCTAATGTTATTTTATCATGAACATTGTAATTGTCCACAGTTGATATAGTATACAAGATATCATCACTCTTAGGCTTACGATCATCCTTGTTTACTATCTCAGTTTCTGATTCATACATGTGATAGAAATTTCTACCAATAAAACCAGGTCCATAAAGTGAAATCATGTTAGTCTATCCAAGTACCATGTGACAGTAGAACGTAGTCCCAATTCAAAACTAGTGAACGGTGTCCACGTAGTCCATTGAGTTATCTTAGTATTATCCATACCATATCTCTTATCAATACCAGGTCTACCTTCATTGATACCAATAAGAGTATATGGTTTGTCCATCATATCTAATATCATTTTAGTCACATCTATATTTCTCATCTCATTATCACCACCTATATTGAACTGTTGATTTATAATACCCTGCCATTCTAGTTCCCATATAGCAGCACAGTGATCAAACACATAGATCCAATCTCTTATCTGATTACCACCACCATGCATAAAAGTAACCTCATCTTTCAATGCATTACTTACTACTAATGGTATTAGTTTTTCAGGATGCTGATGGATACCATAGTTGTTACTACAGTTAGTCAGTAGATAAGGTAATCCATAAGTGGTATGCCATGCTGTGACAAAATGATCTGATGCTGCCTTACTTGCAGAGTATGGATTCCTAGGATGATACTTAGTTGTTTCTGTAAACAGAAACGGATCATCATACTCTAAAGAACCATACACCTCATCAGTAGAAACATGATGGAACTTCTCAGTCTCATGTCTCAAACTAGCATTGAGTAAGTTGATAGTTCCTATTACATTAGACTCTAAGAATGGTCTGTAGTTCTTGATAGAATTATCTACATGACTCTCAGCAGCAAAGTGCCAAACCTTCTTTGGTCTATACTTATCAAAGAGGTAATCAACATTAGTCTCATCAGATATATCACACCATTCAAAAATGAACTGATCATTCTCTGGTATAAACTGACGATCAGAAGCATAAGATAAATTGTCTAATACAATAACCTGCTCTTCTATTTCAGTTTGATCTTTTAGATAATGAAGAAAGTTACTGCCTATAAATCCTGCTCCACCAGTAACAATGTAAGTCATTCTGTACCATACTCATTGATTGTAGCGTATATATTAGATGGTTGTACCCTACCATAATCATCTTCAAGTCTTATAATATCATCTTCCTTACATGTACCACGTTGTACTTCAATAATAAGTACACCCTCAGGACCACCTGCTAGACGATGTGTTTGTTCAACACCAATGTCAAAGGTATCACCTGGTTTACAATGTCTTTCAAGAGTGCCTTGAGTAACAACACCACTACCCTTTACAACAGTCCAATGCTCTGCACGTAGATTGTGATACTGTAATGATAGTCTCTGATCAGGTTCTACCCAAATCTTTTTGACTGCATAGTTGTCACCTCTACAGATGCACTTGTACCATCCCCAAGGACGTTCACGTTTGA